GTTCGGACGTTAATCTTATTGTAGGCTTCATCTAAACACTCTGTTAGTGATAGGCCCCACAGGTTCGCTTGGATTGCTAGGGTCACCAGCACATCCCCCATTTCATCTCTTACTCTATCCACATCTCCTCCGTGGACCTCATCAATCATCTCCTCGGACTCTTCTGAGAACTTGAGTAGTTGCTTTTCCCTTCGTTCTACAAGGGCTTTGTGTTCAAAGATACCCCCAAGGATACCCTTACGGTTACCCCAATCAATCACATTGTTTTCTAACTCTTCAAAGATCATATACATTACTCTCCGTTCTCATCGTCAATAGCTACAGCATCTTGCGCTATAGATAGGAATACAAAGTTAGCAGATGCTTGAAGCACACCTAGCATAGCTACGTTAGTCATCTTACCATTGTAGGTTTGTATCAGATCGTTTAAGTCTTGAAGCATACTGTTCTCAGATGCATACTTTTCGGGGAATTGTGTTACGTTACTCATATAATTATCCTTAACAAAAGAAGTAGTCAGAGTAAATGATCTCAGATATATCTAAGTCACCAAGCTCTGGTTGTTTAAGTTCATAACCCTCTCGGGTTTCTAGTAGCATATCTTCTATGATTGTAAAGAAGTTATCCTTGTTGTATAGCATACCGAACTGCCATTTAGTTTGCATCACTAAGGTATCAACATCACATGCATGGGTCGAAAAAGAATCATGTATAGCTCCGAAGTCTCCTGAGAAACTCTCTATAACTTTAGCCATATGTGAGGCGTCCATTGAGTGCACGAAGTTGGGTGAGCAACCTGATGCAAAGGATCTCCTACAAGGTAAGAGGTCTCCTTTGGAGGTTATCACTGGTATCTTTATACTATGACCCACTTGACCTATGCCCCTGATACGACCACGTATAGTTATGTTCTTCTGCCTCCACACTTCGTACAACACAGGGAACCCTGAGGGTGTAGTCCATTGAGTGCATGTCTCACCTGTTGATAAGATATGATCAGTAAGCTTTTGAATAAACTTCATAGTCTTTAGAGGACCCACACAGGTATCGTTGATAGCCAGTATCAATTGCTTTGACAACTTAGTGCAATCATCTTCGGTGATGTTGTACTGCTTGTCATAACCCTCTACCTTACAGTCGTAGTACATGTTGAATGCAATCTTCTTCTGACCAGCAGAGTAAGCTCTCGTCATTGACCCACGTTTAGCTATGCCTTTCCTTATAGCTTTCATAGGTATGCTCCGGGCTTCAAACCATTCAGGCATTCTTTCAATCAATCTCTTAGCAACTTTCACATAGAAGTCTTTCTGGATATCGTTAGGTAGTATAGACACTAAGTCACCTGCTTGCTTATCCTTACTGATAGCTGCTAGATGTTGCCATCCATTGTTACTGCCATCAATAGGTATGGGTAAGTAACTATGGTGTACCTCACCAGACTCTTTTGCTTTACAGTAAGCAGATACATCTAAGCAACATGCAAGAAAGCTAACGGGCTTTTCTGCTTCTATCCTGAAGCTTTGTCCATCCGCTAATTGGTTTATCCAAGTCAGGTTGTTTAGGGTCCACAGTTCCCTGTCCCTTAGTGTCATCTTGTCTACTGAGATTGTGGATAATCCTTCGTCTTGCAGATAAGTTTTGTAGTCCGCTGTTGCCCATGCTGGTAGTTCCTCTATTTCATACGACTGATTATATGAACAAGCTGTATGTATACATAGCCACTTGTAACCTTTAGTGTCCATAGCTTTTGCGGATGCAAACTCAAAGAGTCCTTTGGATATATCAGATCCTTGGAAGTTTAAGAATGGTTCTGTGTAGTACACACGACCTCGGTAGTCACACTCCACCATCTGAAAGAAGTCACGCTTACCTATAGCATGTATCTTAGCTATAACAAACTTCATCTCTATAGCTTTTGATTTAGCTTTTGTTGACTCATCAGATAGATCTATGAACTGCTCAAGGTTCTCTTCTAGTGCCATCACAACAGGCATGTTGAGTCTCCATGAGGTTTGTTGCAGCTTGTTTAATGCTGTTACAAATGGAGCATTGACTACCTGCTTGAAGTCCTCCTCGCTACTCATACGTTTAATGTATGGACGCTTAGTGAACTCATTGCGTAATGAAGTGATGTCCTTAGGGGCTACAAAAGAAGTACCAATGAGAGTGTGCTTGATGTACTCAGGTGGTAGCTCACCTAGCTCTGCCCACTTGGGTAGCAGTTCAATAATGTAAGGTGCACGATAACCATCGTACTCTCTCTTGATGTTAATGTAGCCTAGTTGTAGTAGTGATTCCATGTATAGGTCACCTACTGCAATTATCTCCTTATAGTTTGTATTCAGTACACCTAAAGCAGACAGCACCTGTAAGCCCACAGCAGTCGATGTAACGGTTAGTTTAAAGGGGGCTGATGATGACCTTCTGGACTTCTGATAAGCTGCCACAGAGCCTGCTACGGCCCTTACAGTTAGCCTCTCGTAGCTATACCCATATGGGATCATTGAAGAGATCAATCTGGCCCCTTCTGGGGGCCTCCCACGGAACGTATTACCTTCACATCTTTCCTTGATATACTCAGTGATTAACTCTATGCCCTTAGAGTTATCCAGTATAACTAAGGAAGTCTTCTTGTCCTCGTAATCGGTTGGTTCTTGTGTTGTAGAATGCACTACCACAGTCTCCTGTTCGTCCTGTAAACCGGGACTTGAGTACTCGTAAGTGTATTGTGTTTCGTTCATCTTCGCTTTCCGCTACTAAGTTTCTTGAGAATGTTATAATGTCAAAGCTGATTTGTTTAATAGAACCTGAACCCTTGATGTCATCAATAGAGCTTAAGTGTCCTTCCTCAAACGACTTACCTCCTTGTGCTTTTCTTAGGTGGCTAATCAAACCCAGCCATACATTATGTTTCTTAACTATCTTAAGTAGGTCAGACATGATTGCATCGATAGCTTCATTACCTGTCTTGCCATCAGCACCTTCACTGACTGCAATAGTTATGTGATCTAGTATAATGTATTGGCATCCAAGAAGACATAGGTTTTCTATCTGATCTATCAATGAGTTGTCTGACACTGCACCATTGTGGTCTAGTAGGACTAGCCTCTCGTTACCAAACACTTGATCAAAAGCTTGACGCTCTTCTTCTAGTGTTGGGTTCTCTGGTGTGAACATTGTAATGAACTTCTCAGCTGAGTCCCCTATGGACTCCTCAAGGGACACCATACCTATTGAATCCTCAGTTGCTGCTTGAAGTTCTAGTACAATCTCCTTGATCATTGTTGACTTACCTGAACCTGTGCCTGATGTGAACAACACTATCTCACCCTTGCGCATACCATCTAGCTTCTCATTGAGACCTTCAAGGCACTTAGGGTAGGGTACAGATTTGGTTAGCTTACGTTCTTGGTATGCTTCCCAGATAGATTCACCACGTACAATAGATGCAGGTGCATACTTCTGTGCATTAAAGGTAGCTCGTTGTAGCAACGATGGATCTTTCATGTAAGTTTCACATGGATCATTCTCATTAAGCTTAGCTACCTTGACGATGTCCCAACCAATGATCTTAGCAGCAGCTGTCACTGCCTTAGTACCTGCTTCGTCTTGATCAAACATCAGGACTACTTCCTTGAAGCTCCTTAAATACTCTCTGTTCTCTACTAGTATCTTCATGTTAGATGATGAGGGTAGGGATACCACAGGGAATGTCTTGTTGTACTTGTCCATGATAGACTGTTGTACAGCAATAGCGTCTAGCTCTCCTTCTGTTATGATAATTCTTAGACCACCTTGCATGAACAGTGACTGACCAAACAACTCTAGCTTAGGATTCTTGAGGTCACCTACTGCACGAAAGTCTTTAGGGAACATACGTTTCTTATAGCCTACCACTTGCCCGTTGACTGTGTATGGGTAGTAGTGTGCTGTTATCTCCGAAGAGTTACCACGCTCTACCTTCATACCATAGATCTCACACACTGTCTTTGTAAGCTTACGCTCACGAACACCAGCAGTATCATAGTCAGCTATATTTTGTATCGTATCTGTACTCATATCTTTCTCATAGTTATTTGTTTTGTACTTGGGTTTTACTGAACTGTCGTACTGATCTAAGAACGCTGGCTTGTTACATACGAAGCACTTACCTCTGCCATTAGTCCACAATGCAACTCCATCTGAGGAGCTACAGTGGTGGCAGGGGTAGTGTCCAGCGAAAGTTTCTGTTGTTGACATCTTAATTCCACCTTGATTCTTTAATAGACTTTGCGTCTAACCTGCGTTCTTTTGCTAGAGACTTGGTAGTCCTCCTCTCTTGCTTACGCTTGTCTTTCTCTAAGTATTCTGATGTTTCAACTTCTTTCTCTTTCTTACTCATATCTTTCTCTGTTTTAATTAACTAAAGACCAACCGTAATGTGTCTTCCTTAGACCTGTTATTACTTTTGATAGTCCTTTCCGAGTTACTTTATTATCGTAAGCTATAAGACTTAGCCTATCACCGTGATGCACTTTACCATCTTTGTGTGAAAAGCAATACTTCTTATTGTCTGTAAGAGCTACAGATATTTTATACCTTGCAGCTTCTGATTGTTCAAAGGGAGCTATCCATTTGACTGCACCTATGTGGTTGTTGTACCAAGTCCTCTCACCTTTATCATCCCTCTGGGTCAGTACATCATTCTTTGCTAGATGGTATGTCTCAAAGTAGCTGAGACCTCCTCTGCTTGTGTACAACCTGAAGATTTCAAAGGTGAAGTTAGTCTTACCGAACTCCTTAATGTCTCCTGACAGGGGCTTACAGGACCCCATGTACGTACGCCAAGGACTTTCACGTACTCTCTTTCGCTTTTGGTGTACATGAAAGAACTTACGACCCAAGTATTTCTTACCTGTCAGGTTGTTGGTTATGATGTATATGAAACCAAAGTATTCATTGACATCAAAGTCCTCACCATCGTAGGTCCAATGGCCTATGTTATTTTTCATCAAAGACCTCCTCGAGAGTTAGTTGTCTGAAGTCACCCCACTTTCTCCTCATGTATATAAGGTTAAAGCAAGTCTCTAGTTTAGGTTTCCAATCACGTAGGTGGTGGTCACGCCATGTGTTACGCACTGTGTCAAGCAAGTCTTTATGTTCTACACCTGCTAGGATCTTCTCAGCTTTCTTAGGGCCAATACCTTTGAGACCCATGATGTTATCTGTTGAGTCACCAGTGAGTAGTTGCAAACAAAAGAACCTATGTGCAGCTTCTTCATCCATAAAGTAGAACTCTTTCTTGTTAAAGTTGT